TCACAGTTGACCGGGACCACCGGCGGGGTCGGAACCTACCAACTTTCCTGCACCGCACAGGGCATTGCCAGCGAATCGATGTTGGCATTGTCCACCGTGTTGGATGTTACAGTCTGTGCGACGCCGAACATTGCTGTCGGCCAGACGCTTGTCGGCTCCAGTGTCACTGGTACTCCAGTTATCACGGCCCAAATCAGCGGCACGGCCGGAGGCGTCGGTTTCTATCGTATTAATGGCTCACAGCAGCATGTTGTCAGCGAGAGCATGACCACCGTGGCCACGGCACCGACCGTCACGTTCGATTCCACCAGCGGCGCATTTGTCGTCACCTCCGGCATCACCGGCACACCGTCAACGGCAGCCTTTGCCACCGGCTCGCTCAACGCATCCCTTCTCCTGACCTCGGCCACCGGCGCTGTTCTCAGCCAAGGTGCGGCGGCAACGACGCCGTCGGCCTTCATGACCGGCATCACGCAAATCAACACGGACTGGGCGACCTTTATGCTCGCCTTCGATCCGGACAACGGCAGCGGCAACGCGCAGAAGCTGTTGTTCATAGAGTGGACATCGCTGCAGAACGACCAGTTCGGGTTTGTCTGCTGGGACACCGACGTCACCCCGACCACGCAGGTGCCGGCAACGTCGAGCCTCGGCTATCTCATCCAGCAGAACGACTACAGTGGAACGTGTCTGGTGTGGGAACCATCGGACTTGCTGCTCGCACCGTTTGTGTGCGGCATGGCGGCATCTATCGACTTTACCGAAACGAACGGCCGCATTACCTTCGCGTTCAAACATCAGGCCGGTCTTACCCCGACCGTCACCAATGCGACCGTCGCCGCCAACCTAATCGCCAACGGCTACAATTTCTACGGCGCCTACGCTGCCGCGACGCAGCCCTTCATGTGGTTCAACCCTGGTTCGGTGAGCGGGCCGTTCCTATGGTTCGACAGCTACATCAATCAGATCTGGCTCAACAGCTACTTCCAGATCGTGCTCGCTAATCTGCTCAACACCGTCAAGTCGATTCCATACAATACGGTCGGCTACCTGACGATCGAAGCGGCGTGCCAGGACGTCATCAACGCCGGGCTCAATTTCGGTGCCTTCGTCCCAGGGGTAACACTCTCGGCGGCGCAGATCGCGGAGGTCAACGCTGCGGCGGGAGCTAATATCGCGCCGACGCTGAGTCAGCGTGGATGGTATTTACAAGTCAGCCCGGCATCGCCGTCAGTTCGAGCGGCTCGCGGGAGCCCCGGTTCTACATTTTGGTATTGTGACGGTCAAAGTGTCCAAAAAATTGCGCTCACATCCGTTGATGTTCAGTAGACAAGCGGCATAAAGGAGCATCCGCGCCATGCCATCAATCACTTCCGCCAACGCCACGTTCATGATGACCGTTGGCACGATCTTTCCAACGCCGCAGCAGATTCAGAATTTCGGGTCCGACGATGTCACCGATACCGACGAGATGGAAATCTCGCAGGTGCTCATGGGTGTTGACGGCAATCTCTCCGGCGGGTTTGTTTTTGTCGGGGTCAAGCAGAGCATCATGTTGATGGCCGATTCACCGAGCATCGACCTGTTCGATCAATGGTACTTGGGCCAGTTGGCCAATCTGACGACCTACAACTCCAACGCGACGCTTCAGTTCGACGTCGGCACGAAGTGGACGCTGACCAAGGGCTTCCTGACCGGCTACAAGCCGATCCCGCAGGCCAAGAAGCTGCTACAGCCGCAGCGGTTCGGTATCACCTGGCAAAGTGTCAGCCCGTCACCAAGCAATTAGCAACATGAGAACGGGAGATCACATTGCCGAGGAGAACCAAGACATACGTCATCGCTGACGAAAATCGCGACAAGGGCAAAATGTTCTTGCTCACGGAGATGCCTGCCCTTCAGGCCGAGAAGTGGGCGATCCGCGCGTTCCTTGCTCTGGCGAAGGCCGGCCTTGTCATTCCCGATGATGTAGCCTCGCGCGGCATGGAGGCGATGGCGGTGGCCGGCTTCAACGCGCTGGCCGGGATGCACTACGAGGACGCCGAGCCGCTGCTCAACGAGATGTTCGAGTGCGTCAGGATCGTTCGCGACCACGCACACCCAGAGACGGCGTTCCCATTACTTCCAGACGACATCGAGGAGGTCCAGACGATTCTGGAACTGCGACGCGAGGTGTTCACATTGCATACGGGTTTTTTGCAGGCCGTCGTCAAGTCGAAATTGACAGAGACGTCTGGGACGACGGCGCCACACTCGCAACATGCCCGAACGTCCCACGCACAATCCACGCGGTAATCAGCGGCGAGAAGGCGACGCTGCAAGAGTTAGGCACGGTCTACGGTCTCGAAGACCTCTATGATATGTTGGAGATCATCATCGTGGACGCGCACAATCACAAGATCCTGAGCAAGCGATCGGGGAAGAAGTAAGTGGCCACCGTCATAGACGAACTTATCGTACGCATCGGTTTGGATGCCTCGCAGTTCGATAAGGGCCAGCGCGAGGCTTCCGGCGCATTTCTAAAAACGCGCGACGCCGCAGTCAAGAGTGGCAAGGAAATTGAGGCGCACGCCAAGACCAGTACCGAGGCATTTGAAAAACTACGCAACACGGCCATTGCGTTGTTCGCAGTGTTTACTGGCGGCGTGGGGTTAAAAGAGTTTGTTCAGACGATGACGACGGCCACTGCCGCCACTGGGCGGGTCGCGGCCGGACTCGGTATTTCAGTCAAGACCCTGAGCGCCTACGAGGGTGCTGCCGAGGCAGCCGGCGGTACAACGCAGGGCATGGCAAACGCCTTCTCATCCCTTGCTGATAACTTGCAGTCATTCCTCAACACCGGCAGCTCAGCTCTCCCGGCATATTTCACGGCGCTTGCTCGTGAGGGCGGCAAGGCCATCGATGTTAACAAGCCGCTCCCAGAGTTAATGCACGATATTATCGAAGATATTGCCAAGATAGCTCAAATCAATCCGCAGCGTGCCACATACTTCGCAAAACAGTTCGGTGTGGCAGAGTTGGTCCCGTTATTGACAGGTGGGATCGAGAAGTTCGACGAACTACAGAAAAAGATGAAAGCCTTTGCCGAGACGCCAGAACAGGCGCAAGCGGCGACCGATCTTCGCACTGCTTGGGTTCTACTGTTAGCGGAATGGGAAAGCGTTGGACGGGAGCTTCTTCTGGAGTTGAAGCCAGCACTAATGAGCATCATGGGCGTGCTTAAGCAGTTTGCTGACTGGGCGAAGACGCATCCGGCCGAGGTGAAGATTGGCTTTGAGATGATCACGGCCTCCGTTACCGCGCTATCTCTCGCAATGCTGGGCCTGTCCCTGGCCGCAGCACCGTGGCTGGTAGCAGGTGCTTTGATTGCTGGACTTGCTTTAGTAATCTATGAAAATTGGGAACCTATTAAGACATGGTGGAAGGCACTCTGGAAAGAGATGGGAGATGATATTGATGATTTTGAGGCCCGCCATCCTTGGGTAAAACCCATCATAGAGGGGGCACGAGCTGTTGGTAAATTTCTGAATCAGGACATTGGCGGCGGGACATCATCTTCTGGGGCTTCTGGTTCATGGACAGACAGTACGCAGCCTTCGACTACGTCTGGTAGTGCTGCCACAAGCGGAGGTGCCGCGCCTCACAGTGGTGCGTTTCAAAGTAACAAGACTGCTGCTGCAAAGCAGGCTGCAATGGAGCAACTCAGGCAAGAGGGCGTTCCAGAAAAGAACTTGGAATCAGCCGCCTCTCTGCTCACTGGACAGGCAATTGCGGAGAGCGGTCTTAATCCTAACACCATCCATGACGGCGGTCGCGGTTATGGCGTGTACGGCGCGGGCGGCATTCGTCGTACAAAGATGTTGCAATGGTTGAAAGACAATAAATTTGCCCAAAATAGTTTAGAAGGGCAGATGAAATATATGGCCCATGAGGCCATGACCGGACCTAATTATAGAGCGTCGCGTCAAGCATTGATGCAGGCGTCTCCGCAGAATCTTGAGGCCGGAACAAGGGCGCTGACCCATAATTTTGAATCACCGGCAGTTGAAAATTGGGGCACTCGACTTAAAAACTCGATGACGGCTCTTAGCGCGCTGCCGTCTCTGGCCGCTAGCGCACAGGCCGCCGCCGCGTCGAGCAGCGTCTGGAACGACAGCCACGCCTCAACCAACACCACCAGCAACGAGACGCACGTCGGCGAGATGCACGTTCATACACCAGCCACGGACGGTGCCGATTTCGCTCAGCGGTTCGGTGATTGGACGCGAAACTCGCAGAAGTTTGCGGCGGCCAATTTTGGGGGCAACTGAGTTATGGTTGCCTATCCAGACGTTCCACTTGCGCTAGGAGTTCCGACCCTCTTTCGGGATCCGAACGCCGCGCCGTCCGTGATCGATCTGCTCACGAGCGACACGGTGTCATTTGGATCGTCTTCCGCTCCGCAGTGGGGGATATTCTTGAATGGTGCTCCGGTCATTCAGGCCGACAACGTGGTCAGTTTCACTTACAAGCAAGAATGGGTGATCGCTGACTATCCGGTCGAACAAGGTGGCTTTGAGTCCTACGATAAGGTTCAGCGGCCGTTCGACGTCCGTGTTCGCTACTCGGCCGGCGGCGATACGGCCAACAGGGAGGCGCTTCTTGCCTCGGTCGCGGCCATCGCTGGCGACCTGAATTTTTACGACGTGCAGACGCCAGAGACGACGTACAGCAGCGCCAATGTTACGCATTACGATTACTCACGGACCAACACCAACGGCGTTGGCCTCATCATCATCGACGTCTGGCTGGTTGAGGTAAGGCAGACCGGCAGTGCCACGGCGGGTGCTACGGGGAGCACGCCGCAAGTTACGAACCCGCAAGACCCTAGTGCCACGTCGCCTGTTAGCGGGGGACAGGTGCAGCCAACCGACGTTACGTCGCAGCAGACGACCTTGGGTGGCGCGACGGGGAGTTGGTAACATGCCTCTCGTTGTTCCTCTCCAACCTGTGCCGTC